CGAGCTTCCCAATATGCTAGAGGTAACAAAAGGAGGCGTCACTAATTACTTTTATGTCTTTGGTGGTAAGGACGAAGGGTCACAGGAATTAGTACAGGGTATCACAGCGGCGGGTGTATTTTTGGATGAGGTCGCACTTATGCCAGAGTCCTTTGTCAATCAGGCAACCGGACGATGCTCTGTCAAAGGCTCAAAATTCTGGTTTAACTGCAACCCCGCGGGCCCCATGCATTGGTTTAAAGTTGGCTGGATCAATAAATCCATCGGATACCTTGGGAAGAAGAAAGCCGAAGAGTTAAGGACCTCAAACAAGGAAGTAAAGAACATATTGTACCTTCATTTCACCATGGATGACAATCTTTCCCTGGACGAAGAAGTCAAGAAGAGATACCGAAGCATGTATGCCGGTGTCTTTTTTTTACGTTATATCAAGGGTTTGTGGGCGGTTGCTGAAGGGCTTATCTATACCATGTTTACCAAGTCGGTCAACATATACAATGATGATACACGGCCCAAGGGATTGGAGTATTTGTCTACTCGCACAATATCCCTGGATTATGGAACGACAAACCCATGTGTATACTTGGATATTTACGATGATGGAGACATCATCTGGGTGGATCGGGAATATCGGTGGGACAGCCGGGTGGAGAAGGAAGGGCAGAAAACAGACAGCCAGTATGGTGATGCCATGGTTACCTTTATGGGTGACAATCCGGATCTGCAATGCGACATTGTAGCTGATCCATCGGCGGCCAGCTTTATCGTAGAACTAAAAGGCCGGGGCTACATTGTAAAGCCTGGGGATAACGAAGTTGAAAACGGGATCCGGGTGGTTGCGGCCCTGTTTCAGTCTGGAAAGATCAAGGTACATGAACGTTGTGCAGGATTGATCACAGAATTAAGGTCCTATGTGTGGGACGATAAGGCGGCGCAGCATGGGGACGAGAAGCCAGTCAAGCAGCTGGATCACGGTCCTGATGCACTGCGTTATTTCTGTATGACGAAGTTGCCAAAATGGAGGAGGAATGTTCAATGAGAACTTTTGCACCTGTTTGGCTGGGTATTTGCACGTGCATTGCTTTGCATAAATTCAATCAAGGAGATACCGGTGACGGGCTGTACTGGAGCATATTAGCATTAATTACAGCGGTGTCTGTTTCAGAGATGTAGGAGGAACTTATGGCAAGACCAAAACGAAACCGTCCGCAGAGAGAGCGGGCAGAAAATAGAATACAGGTGAACGATGCTTTTTCAAACTCGATCGCACGGTTAGGCTACGGAACGCAGGATCTTTTACAGGCCACACAGTACCCGCTTACCCGCATGACGCAGAATTACCAGCTGCTTACAAGCCTTTACCGAGATAACTGGATTATCCAGAACATCATATCGACCATTCCGGAGGATATGATCCGAAAGTGGTATACCGTGAAGAGCAACGCAGCACCGGAGTACATTGACGCCCTGCAACGCCTTGAAAGAAAGGTGCAACTGCGAAGGTCGCTCCTGGAGGGAATGTACTGGGGCAGGCTTTATGGTGGAGCTGCAGCGATCATCATGGTAAGAGGCCAGGACGATCTATCACAACCTTTGGACTACGGTTTGATTCTCCCCGGCACGTTCTTGGGATTGCAGATCCTTGATAGATGGAGTGGCATCTACCCAGAGATGGGGATTGTTACAGATCCGTCTGATCCTGATTTTGGGCTTCCTGCTTACTATACGATCAGGGACGAGGAAAGCGGGGTCCTGGTATCCAAGGTGCATCATAGCAGAGTGATACGATTCACAGGCAGGGAGCTTCCCTGCAATGAAAAGATAGCAGAGCAGTACTGGGGAGAATCGGAAATTGAAGCCATATACACCGAAGTTGTCAAGAGGGATAATGTTTCTTCCAACATTGCAGCGCTTACGTTCAGGGCAAATGTAAATTACATGGAAACAGATTCCATGGATCAAATGCTTGCAGTTAATAATGCAGAGGCCCAGCGCCGATTCTGGCAGACAATGCAGGCTCAGAGCGTACTAGAAAGCAATTTCGGAACCCGTTTGATAAACAAAGGTGATGTTATGCACAATACCCAGTATACTTTCACGGGACTTCCCGATGTGTACGATCGGGTGATGATGGACGTTGCGGGAGCTGCCAGAACGCCAGTGACAAAGCTGTTCGGACGTTCTCCTGCCGGTATGAATGCTACCGGGGAAAGCGACATGAATAACTATTACGATTACATTGACGGTCTGCGGGAAAATCAGTTTCGGCCATTGCTTGAAAAGATCCTTCCAGTTATGCTGCTGTCGGCCTGGGGCGCCGTTCCTGATGATCTAGACATTGACTTCCCACCATTGCAGACGCCAGATTCCAGTGAGATTGCTGACATTGCAGAGAAGAAAACACAGTCTATCATGGGGGTATACCAGGGCGATCTGATCGACGCTGCTACCGCTCAGAAGGAGCTTAAGGCCCTGTCTGATGAAACTGGTATGTACAGCACAATTTCCGACGAGGCCATAAAGCAAGCGGAAGGAAAGAACTATTCAGACTATAAGGCAATGCAAGATCCCCTGACAGGGTTCACGCTTCCGAGGACTTTTGAGGAGGGTGACGAGTAATGCCACAGATGATACGCCCTCCTGGTAGTAAGGATGAAACGGCTTATCTCAGAATGCTATTTCTAAAAACAGAGCAGCGTCTTATCGCAGAGATAAACCGGAAGCGAGATCAAGGGTATGTTTATTATGCAGAAGTGGCAGCCTTAAACCGTACCCAGAAGATCCTGCAGGAGATGGTTGACGAGAGCTGGAGTTATGTCCCTGCAATGATTGAAAAGATATTTTATAAGTCGGAAGCGGCAGCCAACGGGTATAAGAATGCCGCCGGGCTTACTGCTTCTCAGCTGGGAATTGTGCAGCAATTATCTAACAATCTGCTGGGAGATATCGTGGAGGCTTCTATCACGACACAGAAAAATTTAGAAGATTCCTTTCAGATCGGAAGGCGAGAAGCTGATAAGGTGAGAGAGGCGGCTTTGAAATCAGTAGCAGAGGCAAGAGCCGCAGGGTACGGCTCAGGCAAAGCAGCGGTCAGTATGGCCCGTGAGTTGCAGTCTGAGAATATAACAGCCTTTACAGATAAAGCCGGACGCAATTGGGGTCTACAGGATTACTGTAACATGGCTACCAGGGCAACAGCAAGGCAGGCAGAAGTATCTGCCATACTAACAGCCGATCCGGACCATGATTTATACCGTATCGTTAAGATCGGCAGCACCTGCCCCATATGTGCACCTCTTGAAGGAAGGGTTTACAGCCGGTCCGGTACAAACCCTGATTATCCTCCACTGGCTTCTGCTTTTGGCAAGATTGATCCAAATGGCAGTAATGACTTAAGCAATACCTACTTAAATATACACCCGAACTGCCTTCACGCCCTGATCAAATATACAACCATTGGTAAGAGTGAAGCCCAGATCCAGAAGGATAAAGACTTTTCCAGTTTTGAAAAGAATCCTGTTACAGCGGATCCCAGAAGCAAGAAGCAGATCGCGGCCTATAAAGAAAAGATCAGGAACCGGCAGAAGCTGCTTAGTGACTATAAACAGCATGAACTATACTGTGCAGTACTTGGAAACGATGTTCCGAAAAGCTTTGAAAAATTCAAGCAACTAAAGTATAATGATGGTGAGGGCTGGAAAAGTTCTCAGGCGCTGTACCGTAAGACCAATGCTTACAATAAGATAATCCTTAAGGAACCAGTTATCACCGCCGATCTGAGGAAGATATCCAATGACACAGGGGTGGCTATGGTTGGCCTGGAATACCGGCTAAAAGCAAAAGATTCCTTCCTACGAAAAGTCGGGACGGATAGCAAGCATAGTCTGGATTCTCAGGTAATAAAAGATACCATTAATTTAACCAACGATGTTATCAGATATACTTATCAAAGCAGTGCATTGACCCTTACGGACTCATATAAAAGTGTATCCAGGCAGATGAATGATAAGGGGTACAGGACCGTAAAAGTAAAAAACACATGGCTTGATAAAAGGTCTGCATATAAAGGCGTGAATTGCGTTTTTGAAACACCTGAGGGTCAAAGATTTGAAGTACAGTTCCATACTCCGGAAAGTTTTGATTTGAAAAACGGAGAAATGCATAAACTGTATGAAGAATCCAGGAAGGATACCACAAGCCCAAAAAGAAGGGCCGAGCTAAATATAAAAATGTTTGAGCTGTCATCCCAATTAGAGATACCAGCATATATAGATCAAGTGAAGTAGGAGGACTCATGGAAGACTTTTATTTTGTATATGGCTATGATAAGAGCAAAAAGAAGGCAAGCCGGCTATACCGTTTCATAGGAGGAGAATTTGAGCGCTATGATAAGAAATTAGATGAGTGGAAGCCTTCTCCGGAGCAATGCTGCATATTCATTGGAGAGGATTGGGAGTACGATGAAATAACCGAGGAAGAAGCAGAGAAAATAAAGAATATGTTAACTATCTGATACCACTGGTTGATTGGCTGGTGGTATTTTTGTACCCTAAATAGTTGTGATATCACAACAGAAAGGAAATTGAATGCTTGCATATTATGGATACACCATAAGCCCTAACCAGATTGAGACTGGCGAGGGCTTTTTAATTTGCCGGAATGTTCCTATTGCCCGAACCGGGAGTATGGATTACCTGGAAAGTGAATTGAACCCCGCGGGCAGCTCCACCAAGAGGGTTAAGGTGCTGCGATCTCCGGAAGAAGTGTTTTCCCCTGCGGCATTATCCAGCTTTGAGGGGAAACCCGTAACCAACGAACACCCTCCAGAGCTACTGACCCCAGAAACTTACAGTCTCTATGCAAAGGGCCACGCCCAGAACGTAAGGAAGGGAGAGGGAGAGTGGGAGGGTCACATGGTGGCTGATTTACACGTTCAGGATGAAACCCTGATCCGAGA